TATGTGGATTTATAACGGAACGCCTTACGAACCAGATGAAGACGAACTCAGTCAGTGGGTTGGGTTCGTCTATCTGATCACTGAACGTGACACCAACAAGAAGTATGTTGGTAAGAAGTTCTTTTGGTCTACTCGAAAATTGCCTCCTCTTAAGGGACAAAAAAGGAAGAGGATCAAAAAGGTTCAGTCCGACTGGAGAGACTACTACGGATCATCCGAAGAACTAAAACTTCTAGTCGAAACGAAAGGTGGGGACGCCTACCATCGTCAAATTTTGAGGTTGTGCAAATCGAAAGGTGAGTGTTCCTACTATGAGGCGAAAGAACAATTTGATCGTGATGTTCTGTTGCGAGAGGATTACTACAATGCGTTCATTGGTTGTAAGATACATGCGAAACATATCCAATGATTGTTGATCGAAATATAATCAACCCCGATATTATTTACGATGGTAAGACCAAGAATGAACTCATTCGAGACATCGACGGTTGGAAGAGACTACTCGTAGACACGCATAGTTTGAAAAAGGGCGACATGGTTGCGGTGTCAATCATGAACGTAAGTACGAGACACGTGTCGGCCGTGTTCGCTTGTGCAGAACTAGGATTACGGTTGATCCTACTTGATTCCCCCGCACACAAAGAATCTTTACCGTACACCAAGATTGCAAGGTTTGGTCCAGCGGACCTAACTATCACCGATGGTATTGGTGAAAAATTGTACAAGGGGTTGCACGGTGATATGATCCACCACAATTCCAAAAAGGTCGTTCATGAACTTGATATGGAACCAAGTCCGGATCCATACTTCCCTTGGTACGCCGAAGAGTCGGATCCCTTTTTAGTATCCAGTACTTCGGGAACGACACAGTACTCTCGCAAGATAGAGTTCACTCATGAAGACTGTATGGTCTTCGCACTTCGAAACATTCACATATTCAAGTTCCACCCTAGTTCAGTTTGTTGGCACACCAAGAACATGCACCATGCATCTTCTATGTTGACAGACCTTCTACCCTCTGTGATGGCCAGTAATCGTCACTGGAGTTACTCTCTGCCAGACAGGAAAGAATGGTTACCACTCACCAAGAATGAGGCCATAACCTTCATAGAGGACCGTGGCATCAATCGGTGTATCGTACCTAACCGTGACATCCTAGATTGGTTGATAAGAGGACACACCTTCAAAAAACGCTTGACAATTAACATGTCTGGGTTTACAATGGATAAAGACTATGGGGACATGTGTGCAATGCATAATCTCAGGTTCATATCCCACTACGGTTCTATAGACACCGCTATCCCCGCACTGGTGAACTATGTGGATGAAACCTATGATGAGGATGAGAATTGTCTGGGTGTCCTAGCGGATACGCAATTTATGGTTGGGGTCAATCCCGAACACGCATATGTAATCCACCAGAGATGGAAAGAATCCCGTCAACTGGGTGACAGACTCGAATATCGAAATGGGAAGTATTATCATTTGGGTAGAATCGAGAACATCAAACTGCCTGAGGGCATCGATCTAGAACCCTTTTACCAAGATACCAAGGTAAACATGGACCAACTGAGGGGGTACATGTGGGAAAAATTTTCAAAAATAATTTAAAAAAACGCTTGACTTTTCTTGCCAGACTTGTTAGTATAAGAAGTAATTTGGTTGTTTTGAGGAGACTGTGAGGTAATGTGATGGAAGACTTGGTTTACTACTTAGAAGTTGAGGGAGTACTCCTGCCGGAGTGTTTTGAGTGTGAAGATGATGCGATAGAATACGCAGTCCAGAATGGTCTGGATGAGTACGAAATCGTAGAATGGGATGTTGATTGATGATTAGAATTGTGATTGGTTTGTTGATGACGTTTGGTGCGGTTGGTACTCAGGACTTCTATGATGAGTGTCTGATGGCCGCAGACTGTGTGGCTGGTGATCCCCCTAGTATGTGGGTGACTTGTGGTCTCGCCCTAGTTGGCCTCTTTCTGATGTATTGGGGTGTCTGGGACAACCGTGATGACTTCGTGAATGATGACGATGACCGTCCATATTGGGGGTAAAAAATATCACTTTTTTTGAAAAAAAGTCTTGACTTTTCTTGCCCGATGGGTTATAGTATACCTGTAACGTTGATTGAGAGAGTATTGTTATGAAAGAGTTGATTGCGAAGTTTGAAGAACGTGGATACGAGTTGGCCATGGATTATGGTAACAACGTTGCCAAGTGTGTCCGTCCCGCCCCCCGTGCTCGTCTTGGTTACAAGATTGAGTTCAACTACCGCTTCGGTAGTGAGGTTCGCATGGTGGAGTACTGTGAGGACTTCCTCGTCAGTCTTGATCGTGCTGCGAAGTACAAAGAAGAACGCAAGATTGCCCGTGCGAACGCTCGGAAAGAGGCAATCGCCAACGTCAAAGAGGGTGACTTGTTCGTCGCGTCTTGGGGTTGGGAACAGACTAACGTTGATGCCTATCAGGTTGTTGCGAAGAAGGGTGCGAGTGTTGTCCTTCGTGAGATCGCCCTTCAGAGTGTTGAAGGTTCTGAGGGTTTCATGAGTGACCGTGTTGTCCCCGTCAAGGATGCCTTCATTGGTAGTGAGTTCAAGAAGCGAATCGCTGGTAAGTACATCAACATTGATGACGTTCGTATGGCTTGTCCTGCGGAAGAAGGTAAAGATTTTTATAGGAGTTGGTACGCATAATGACTGTTATTCCGATTGGTAGTGGTAAGATTGTGACTGAGAAATATCGTAAGTTCCAAATGTTTCGTGAGTTCCGTAACTATTGTCTGTCTTTCTATGGTTACGATGGGATCTACCCCATCGCTGGATTGACTGTTGACTATCTCGAACAGGCTATTGTCAAGTACATTGACCTGTGTCGGGATCCTCAAAACTTCTTTGAGTGGGGTGACGGTGACAGTCTTGACCGTGAACGTGTTCGTGATTTAATTCTACAGGAGAGTGTGTAATGACATATATTGCAAAACCATATCTTGGTCGAGAGAAGGGTCGCAAGGAATTTGCAACCGCAAAAGAGGCGGTCAAGTACCTTCTCGAAGAAACTGGGTGTGAGGAGTACGGTAACCGTATGACCGCCGAAGATTGGGTGATGATTGAAAAGTTGGTTCCGCCTGCGGGGGTATACTTCCGCGAGAACAAGGAGTTCGCGGCATGAGTTTAGTGTACTGCGATTTCATCGCAGACTTCATTAAGAAGACTCTTCCCTCTGCAAAGATGTATGGGGAAGACTTCACTAGTGATGTGGGTCCAGTCAAGTTGGATCTGAATGTCGATGGGGTTTTCTTGTCCACCAAGAAGACTCTGGATCTTGTAGATAATAACGGTACTAAGTATCGTATAACCGTTGAGGAAATGCCTGATGAGTAAGATGGGTCAATTTGTTTTTGAAGTTCAAGAGATCGTGTGCGATAACTACAACGAACCTTTCTCTGTTGTTGAGGAAAAGATCCGGACTCGTTTCGGGCCTGTAGCGGAATACGCTGTTCAAACCGCTCGTCAAGAGTACGATCAAATTTTTTCAGATTTTGAAGAATTTGAACAATATCTTGCATCTGGGGAACGGTAAAACCCTATATACTATAACAGGTGAATTATATGGCATACGTAGGTGAAACCAAACAAGTCTATGAAATTTTCGAGGAAATCGAAAATGCAAAAAACAAAGCAGAGCGGATGACAGTACTCAAGAAGTACTCTGACGTACCCGCATTGAAGGATGTCCTTCGAGGAACCTTCGACAAATCTTTGGTCTTCCTTCTTCCCGAAGGCAAACCGCCCTATACTCCAAACATTCCGGAGTCAGTCCCATCTTCCTTACTCAAAGCCCATAAAAACTTTGGATACTTTGTAAAGGGTGGGCCTGGTACAGAATTACCCGCATTCAGACGGGAGAAGATGTTTATCGACATGCTCGAATCAATTCATCCGGCTGATGCAGAAATCGTCTTGAACATGGTTGCGAAAAAACAACCAGTGAAGGGCGTAACCCTTAAACTAGTACAGGAGGCATTTCCAAACTTAATTCAATCTTCTTAACTCACCAACAAAAAAGGAGTGTTATGACAGCAACTCAGATAGAACGATTAAAAAGAGACAGTCGAGAACTAGATAATTATATTGCGAGTCTCAATAAAAAGGGAAAAACTCAGAAGGCGCACAAACTGATGGCCAAACGGGAGTTTCTCAATCAGACTATTTTAGAAGTCGAACCTAAATTCACTCAAGTACAATAAGGAAGGTGATCCTATCTCTTCATCGAAAGATGTCGTAGTGAGGTTTGATATTAAGTGTGAAGTAAACCATGCCAACTTATACGTTTAAAAATTTGGAAACCGGAGAGATTTTGGAGGAGTCTCTCCGAATGTCCGAATACGATCAATTTAAGATCGACAATCCCCATCTAGAAAGAGTTTACAATTCAGTGCCAGGCCTGATATCTGGACGAATCAGTCCTATGCGTAAGGCGGGTAAGGAATGGGAAAATCATCTAGAGAGGATTAAGAAAGGTTCTGGAAAAGGAAATACCATCAATACATGAAACCCAAAGTCAATACGCTTCCGCAGAAGTTACGCATTGATGATCTAAGAACCTTCGAACCAATCACAGCCTCTCAAGAAAAAGTTTATGCGGCCTGGGATAACGGTGATCATATCGTAATGTCCGGATCTGCCGGCACAGGTAAAACCTTCAGTGCGTTATATCTTGGACTAGAAGAAGTTCTGGATAAAGGTAAGATGCCTGACAAGATCATACTTGTTCGATCCATAGTACCTACACGAGAGATCGGTTTTCTGCCAGGCACCTTAGAAGAAAAGATCGATGCATACACGGGTCCATACCGTGCACTGTGTTATGAACTCTTCGATGACAAAGAGGCCTATGACAAACTGATCAAAGAGGGTGTGATTGAGTTCGTCTCAACATCATTCATTCGAGGGTTCACGTTTGACGATGCCGTGATCATAATCGATGAGATGCAGAACTGTACATTTCACGAGTTGGACTCTATAATTACACGAGTGGGTCACAACTGCCGAATCATCTTTTGTGGGGACTACAGACAGACAGACTTCACCAAAGAAACCGACAAAAAAGGACTGTTAAAGTTCCTTGATGTTATAGATAATATGACTAAGTTCACTAACGTAGAGTTCACTTGGTCTGACATTGTGAGGTCAGACTTCGTAAGGGATTACATTATGACCAAGGAAATGTTGGGATACAACAGAGAGGAATAAGGAAATGCAACTTAGCGCGAACTTTGTATTGGCGGAATTCACAAAATCAGCCACTGCAACAAAAAAAGGGATTGACAACACCCCTCAAGACGAACACCTTGAAAACCTAAAATACGTTGTCCAGAATATCTGTCAACCAGTGCGTGAGGCATTTGGTAGACCAGTACGTATCAACAGTGGATATAGATCCCCCGCACTGAACAAAGCGGTTGGTGGTTCTAAAACATCACAACACTGTAACGGACAAGCCGTTGACTTTGAGATCAACGGTGTTGCCAATCTTGCACTCGCAGATTGGATCAGTGAGAATTTGACTTTCGATCAACTCATCCTAGAATTCTATAACCCTGATGAGGGTGAGAACTCTGGTTGGGTTCACGCTTCGGTCAGATCGGATGGTCAAAATAGAGGTCAAAAACTTATTGCGTTCAAGGACGGGAGACGTACCCGTTACGAGGTGGTAGATGATTTTGACCCTGACAATAACTACGACAAGTATCTCTGATATATAAAGGGGTGAACATGGCGAAGTTCAGTCGGCATGACACTAGAAACAAAAAACGTAACAGACATAAGAATCTAACCAAGAGTGGATTCGTGGGAAAGATGCATCATGACTTCAGGCGAAAACCCAAATACAAATCTGATATTTCAGTATCTAGTTATAAATGATGACCTAGACGAAAAACGGGGAGATATCCAAGGTAGATCACGATCACAACTGTATCGTGAGATGGCAGATATCTCCCGCGAGTCATTTGAGATTTACGCCAAAACTGTTGGCGCTGATTACCTTTACTCTGATGAAGCGGTGTTCACCAAAGAAGAATATGTACGGGACACTACCGTGTGTCTGTTCGAGTGTCTTCGAGTAATCTACGATGAGTCGTTCGACAAGTATGACAAGGTTCTCTTTGTCGATACTGACATTGTAGCGAACACCGAACGAAACATCTTCGAAGAGGCTGATGGTGAAGTCTCTGGTGTACTAGAGTCTGATATTCGAACTGCTAACGGTGGTGGATATAATGCATGGGACCACAAGGAATCTACTCTTCGAGATTACGTAGAGAAGTATGAGTGGCATGACGTACCCATAGTACCCGCCTTCGGAGTAATCCCTTCCAAACTAACAATCATGAATACCGGAGTAGTTGTCTGGACACGCGAGGCGCGTATACGTGCGCGAGAGGTCTTTGACGATTGGAAGTGGTGGTTCTTTGAGGGTCCGGTTAAACACATGTCAATCATGAATGATCAACCTTATATCTCAGGCCAACTGGTGAAACACGATTTCGATATCGGTTGTATGGATCAGTTCTGGAACGACACACCAACACACTACTCCGATCCTTGGGGTGAGGAAGCCATGTCTGCTGGGTTTCTTCACTACACTGGTGGCGAGAATAAGATCGTCATGGTGGACGGTTACAGGGAAAAAAAGTTTCCTATTTTTGAAAAAAGTTCTTGACATTTCTTGCCTGATCAGTTATAGTGTAACTGAATTAAGGAACTGTTATGAAAACAGATTATGAAAAAGTGATTCTGACTGATGTTGATGGAGTACTCCTTAACTGGGGTTACGCCTTCGATATCTGGATGAATCAACATGGTTATGAAATGAAAAATCGGGATGTCTATGACATCTCTCAGTGTTACGGTATCTCTAAAACTAAGGGTAAGGAACTGGTAAAACACTTCAATGAAAGTG